AAATTAATATTATGGGAGCACGAGAATATGGTGAATTTAAATTTTTACTTCCTGAACTTTCTCAAATTATTTTTTCACCGGGCCCTTTAATTTTTAAATTAAGAGATCTTTTAAAAAATTATTCTACTCGGGACTATTTGTTATTAACAGGAGATCCTGCTATAATAGGGGTCGCATGTTCGATTGTATCGGATATTACAAATGGTAAATACAAATTACTCAAATGGGATAAACAAGAAAGAAAATATTATTCCATTGACATTAACTTACATGAGAAAGGAACAATAGATGAGTGATATTAATTTTGAAAAAGACCAAGAAGAAGTTTTAGATCGTACATCGAATCTAACTTCCTTGGCAACACAAGTAAAAAATCTTAGAGATCTAGAAGATCAAGTTAAAGCTGATGAAGAAGCTTTAAAAAATAAACAACGTGAAGTTGAAAGAATTTCAGGTGAAATTATCCCTACACTTTTAAGTGAAATGGGGTTATCATCTCTCAAACTTGCAGATGGATCTGCAGTTGAGGTAAAACCGTATTATGCAGCTAACATCTCGGTTAAGAATAGAGAGGCAGCGTATAATTGGCTTCGTTCTAATGGCCTAGGTGATATTATTAAAAATGATATTACCGTTTCCTTTGGACGGAATGAAGATAACAAGGCGGCAGATTATGCTAACCTTGCAAAGAGTCGTGGGTTTGAGCCGACACAAAAGTTGAAGGTAGAGCCCATGACTTTAAAAGCTCTCGTCCGTGAGCGAATTGAATCAGGCAAAGAAATGCCAACGGATATTTTTAACGTGTTCGTAGGAAACCGAACCAAACTAACAAGGAAACAATAAACATGAACCAAAAAGCAGAAATCACGAAACGTGATCAAGCAGGCGCATTAGCAACGAACATTTTCGAAGCTGATGCAAACCAAGGCGCTCAAAATATAACGCAGGAAGATTTAGCGTTACCATTTCTGAAAGTCTTGGGACAGCTATCTCCCGAAGTTAATAAACGGGATGCAAAATATGTTGAAGGTGCAGAACCTGGCATGATTTTGAATACAGTGACTAACGCACTGTATGATGGCACAGAAGGCATCCAAGTATTGCCAGTCTTTTACAAAAGACAGTACATCGAATGGCAAGACCGAGGTGAATCTAAAGGCGCACCTGTTCACATCTATAACGCAGGTGACGATATCCCTAAAACGACCAGGGATAAAATGAACAAAGACAGATTAGGTAATGGAAATTACTTAGAGAACACAGCAAATCATTATGTTGTGACTTTAGGAAAAAGTCCATCAACCGCTTTGATTTCTATGAAGGCTACTCAATTAAAGATTAGCAAAAAATGGAACTCAATGATGCTAGGCATTAAAATGCAAGGCAAGAATGGCTTGTTCACACCGCCAACATATAGCCACATTTATAAGCTAAGAACAGTCCAACAATCCAATGACAAAGGAACTTGGTTTGGATGGGATGTTTCTCAAGTTGGTCCTATTAAAGATAAGTCAGTTTATGAAATCGCAAAACAATTTGCTGTAAGAGTTAGCAAAGGAGAAATAGAAGCGAAACATGGAACTGAAGAATCTAAATCGGACGTACCTTATTAAGGAATAACTCTTCCAAGGGTTATACATGGGGCGGGAGCGGGAGACTTAACCCGCCCTATAAAGGATATATGAAAAAGTTTATAGAAATATTTACAGGATTAGAAAGAGCACATGGGTGTACCTACGTTGAAAAGAAAAATGTAGATGGGACTAAAGTTAAAGGACAATCGTTTGTTAAACGTCAACAGGTCACGGAAGAACTCTGGCAAAATCATTTAAAAGGAATTGAACCAAGTCTAGGAATTATTCCGATTAATGAAGAAAACAAATGTCGTTGGGGGTGTATTGACATTGATTCTTATGCAGGTTTTGATCATAAAAAATTAATAAAACAAATTACAAAATTAAATTTACCATTAGTCACAACTCGCTCTAAAAGTGGAGGAGCCCATATTTTTTTATTTACAACAGTTCCTGTAGATGCTGAACTTATTAGAAAAAAATTAGTATCGATTGGATCTATTCTAGGATTTGGAAGCTCTGAAGTTTTTCCAAAACAGATTGAATTAAAGTCGAAAGATGATACAGGAAATTTTCTTAACTTACCATATTTTAATTGTGAAAAAACAACAAGATATGCCTTTCTGGAAAACGGAGAAGCTGCTAGTCTAGATGGTTTTTTTGGACTCTATGAAAGAAATAAACTTACACCCGATCAACTTGAAAAATTAATTATTAAAAGACAAGAATCAGAATTAAGTGATGGGCCTCCGTGCATGGAGACATTGGCAGCAGAAGGAATTAGTGAAGGGGGAAGAGACAATGCACTTTTTCATTATACCGTTTATGCCAAAAAGAAATGGCCGTCCGAATGGAAAAATAAAATTATTTTATTTAATGAAAAGGTTATGAATCCACCTTTAGATGATGCCTCAGTAGAAAGAATTAAAGAACAGCACGATAAAAAAGATTGGGGTTATAAATGTAAAGATGAACCGATGTGTAGTTTCTGTGATAAAGAATTATGTAGAACAAGAAAATATGGAATAGGAGGAATGGCTCTTTTTCCCGTCTTAAGTGATCTTCAAAAAATAGAATTAGATGAACCTTATTATTATGTAAACGTAGATGGACAAAGAGTTAAACTTGATAATGTAGAAACATTATTAGAACAAAGACTTTTTCAAAGAGCCGTGGCTAAACAAATTGATAAAAGACCACCGAGAATTTCACCCAAAGAGTTCGGACAATACACTGATTTATTATTAGCAGGGATTGAAAAAGTTCCAGCCCCCGCAGGCTCTTCCAAAATAGATCAACTTCAAGAACATCTAGAAGAATTTTGTACTAACCGCAGTTCAACGACAACCACGAAGGATGATATTTCCAGAGGAAATGTTTACACTAGTGAAGGAAAACATTATTTTATTTTTAGTAAATTTTTTTATGGATTCTTACAAAAAAGAAAATGGGATGAAAAATCTCAGGTGACTCAACAAATGTTAAAGGATCACTTTGACTGTATAGATGATCGAATTATGATAGGTAAAAAGAAAATAAGTGTAATGTGTGTAAACTCTTTTGAAAAGATAGAAGATAATTATAAACCAAAACAATTTAAACCCAAGGATCCTTATTAATGAAAACGATTGTGTTAGGTCCACCAGGAACAGGGAAGACTACAACCTTATTAAATAAAGTTGATGACCATTTAAAACAAACCGATCCTAATAAGATTGGTTATTTTGCTTTTACACAGAAAGCTGCATACGAAGCGAGAGATCGAGCGATGGAAAAATTTAATTTAACGGAAGATGATCTTCCTTATTTTAGAACCTTACACTCTTTAGCTTTTAGAAGATTAGGAATTAAAAAAGAAAGTGTGATGCAACGTCATCACTACCAAGATTTTGGAAAGAAAATAGATTTCCCTGTGGACTACATGGAATACGATGATGACGAAGGAGGAATCTTTACAACTAAAAGTGATTACTTAAGAATTATTCAGTTAGCTAAATTAAGAAATATAAGTTTTGAAAGACAATATGATTTAAAAGAACACACGCAAGATGTAGAGTTTAATAAATTAAGAATCATTGCGAATGAATTAGAACGTTATAAGAAAGAACATAGTCTTATAGATTTTAATGACATGATTTTAAATTTTATTAAATCAGATGCGTCTCCAAAGTTTGATGTAGTTTTTATTGACGAAGCTCAAGATTTATCTTTGATGCAATGGGACATGGCTAAAAATATTTGGAACAAGTCGGGTGATTCTTATATCGCCGGCGATGATGACCAAGCAATCTTTAGATGGGCTGGTGCAGACGTTGATAGTTTTATTACACAAAAAGGAAAATTTTTAAATCTAACTCAATCGTTTCGTATTCCTAGAAAAGTTCATGACATTGCGATGAAGATTATAGGAAGAGTTTCTAATCGTTTAGATAAAGAATGGAAACCCAAACTGCATGAAGGAGGATTACATCGTCATCCTGATTTTGAAAATGTAAATATGAATAGTGGAGAATGGTTAGTCCTGGCTCGAACAAAATTTATGTTAGCTGACTTAGAAGATACCCTGTATCGAAAAGGATTATATTATAAAAACAAATTTAAACGATCTTATGAAGAAGATTTATATGAAGCCATTACTGATTGGGAAAACTGGCGTAAAGGAACCACATTAGATTTAAATCAAATTAAAAGAATAATAACTTACATGAGTCCAAGCAAAGTAGACAAGACTCAACAATTTTTTATGGATAAAGATAAACGCTATACGTTGGAAACTTGTAAAGCTCGTCATGGATTTATGACCGATGCCGTTTGGTATGAAGCTTTAGATGAAGCTCCTCGAAGAAAAGTCGAATACATTAGAAAGATGAGAGCGAATGGAGAACAATTAAATAAAAAACCACGTATTTTATTATCTACAATTCATGGAGTCAAGGGGGGAGAAGCACAAAATGTAATTCTTCTTACTGATCTAAGTTTAAATACACAGAAAGGATATGAAAGGAATCCTGACGATGAAAATCGTTTGTTCTATGTAGGTGCGACACGAGCAAAAGAAAATTTACATATTATAGAACCTAAAGATTTTTATAAAAGCTATCAAGTATGAGTTCGTACGATAAACAAATCGGTGGATCCCACTATCAGAATTTTAAAATTCAGCCGAGTAAATTTGTAATTGAAAACAAATTGCTTTTCCCAGAAGGATCCGCTATAAAATATATTTGTAGACATCCATATAAAGCAGGAAAGGAAGATTTATTAAAAGCCATACATTTTATTGAAATGATTATTGAGAGAGATTATACAACAGAAAAAGCCGAGACAAAACCTAAACCAAATTCTTGGGGGATTATTAGATAATGCAAGTCCCTCTTTTTAGACCTCAAACTGAGTGGCTTCCTCCTGAAGATTTTCCTGATTTATCCAAGTACGCAGAAATTGCTCTTGATTTAGAAACCAAAGATCCTGACCTAATGAAAATGGGATCCGGTTCTGTCACTGGTCGAGGTGATGTCACGGGGATCGCTGTCGCTGTGGATGATTGGTCTGGGTATTATCCAATCGCTCATGAAGGCGGAGGGAACATGGATCGTAAGACGGTTTTAAAATGGGTCCAGGGTGTTTTAAATACCCCTGCTATTAAAATTTTTCACAACGCTATGTATGATGTCTGTTGGCTTAGACGTTTAGGTCTAACCATACGAGGACGAGTAGTGGATACGATGATTGCTGCAGCTCTCGTTGATGAAAATCAATTACGTTATGATTTAAATAATTGTTCGAGACGTTATACCGGACAAGGTAAAGATGAAGCAGCTCTCTATGCTGCCGCTAAAGAATGGGGCATTGATCCTAAAGCAGAGATGTATAAACTTCCTGCACTTTATGTTGGAGCTTATGCAGAGAAAGATGCTGAATTAACTTTAGCTCTATGGAAAGAATTAAAAAAAGAAATTTTACATCAAGATATTAGTTCTATCTTTCAACTGGAGTTAGATTTGTTCCCTTGTCTTGTCAACATGCGCTTTCTCGGTGTACGCGTAAATCAAGAACAAGCAGCGATCGAAAAGAAAACGTTAATGGAACATGAACAAAAATTACTCACTGAGGTTAAGAACAAAACAGGAATAGAAGTTCAGATCTGGGCAGCAAGATCAATTGCTAAA